TTTGTATCTGGTCGATGAGAAATATATATGTTTATATGATCCTCGGGCTTATTAGCTGGGGGATCATTTTTCTTTTTATATATGCGTTCTTGTGGCTACTTAGATCTGCTTTCTAAGTAATAGTCATTTCCTCATTAGTGTCGTAGTAAGGAGTTATTTTCTTTAACTCCTCTTCTAATCTCTCTTTTATCTTATCTTTTAACTTCTCATCTTTAATATCTGTGTTGAGGATGTCAACCTTATAATTATTATTAATTTTTTCCGGGAAGCTAAATTTAGACAGTTTATCGATAGTATCGATATATGTTCTTTGACCAATAGGATAAGACCAGATAAGATCCTTGTCTCCGATATGATAGTTATAATGAGCTAACATATCGAAATAGGACATTACTTTGTTGTAGAGTTTAAAACCTTTTATCTTAGCATTATTAATAAAATACTTCTTAGGTTGTTGTAACCTATTCGCTAAGGTGAGATAGAATGGAGTACTTACTGCTCCGACATATAAACCAGTTCCTAAAATGTTATCTAAAGCAAATGTACCTGCGGAGAAATTGACTGTTTGATAATGACTTCCATTCACATAAAGCTCCATATAACCTTTTCTCAAAGATACATTAACAAAGAAATGATTATAACCAGAATTCAATGTTGTAATATCAAAGTCAATTGAACTTTTTACTCTAGGAATAACTCCAGAGGAAGAAAATTTTGGTTTTGCTTTTATTACAACTTTGAGTCTGTTCTTGTTAGCACCTGTATTTCTTAGGTAATAATATGATGTAACAGATTTAGTGAGTTTTAAATTTCCTAGACTAGGTTTTCCTGGACCACTATTAAAGAACTTTTTAGAGGCTGTAATTTCTAATCTTTCATTAAGTTTAGTTAATCGAAAACCGTCATTAAATTCTTGTATAAACAAAATATATTTTTTGTAGACCCCATCTTCGAAGTCACAAATTATATCCATGTAAGTTTGTTGGAAAGGAAAGTTATTAATATCGCAAAATTCTCTTGTGCGTTTTAATTTACGATTATTATCTAAAATAGAAATGATATTATTATCATGTAGTACAACAATGTTGTCATCGTCGTCAATTATTACACCATTAATTTTTGTTTTAATACCGAGACCAGCTTTTATAGAATCAGTTAAAGACTCAGAATAGTTAAGAGGGTCAGCATTTTTTTGTACATAGTTTTGTGTGTTAGTTAAGTCGTTTGGTTTCTCCTGTCTCAAAACAAATGGGTTACCACTGCTATCAAAACTAATTTCATTACCATACCCGTTATTTGCATCTACTTTATATACTGTAGTACCGCCATTTTTTCTTACAATCTTTCCTTTTTGCCCTTTTGTATTTGCAGAAACACTTGTAGTAACAGTATTGGTTTTATTAGTATTATAATTATAAGTAAAGAAATTACCTGACGCCGTTACAGGGTTAAATAATACGTGTAATTTATCTTCACCTATTTCAAAGTCGTCAACTACAGCGTTTGTATCTTTTAAGTCTTCAATCTTACTAATGAGATTATTATTACTGTTAAATACGTATATTACATTATTAACACCTAAAACATAAAACTCAGAGAAGTTATCTTTTCTACCGATTGCTTTTATTTCAATCTCACTCTTTCCGTCTCTTAATATAATCTCATCATAAGATTCAAAATCATTATTTAAAAACATTAACTTACTCATTCTACCAGATTTTTCATTTCGAGTAGGTAGGATAATATTAGGAGTAATTAAGTCAGTATTAAATATACCAAATCCTTCTTCAAAGTAATTACCTAGTATCTGGTAGCCAAATGGTAAGGTGTTGTCTTTAGTATGTAACCAAAAATTCGTACTAAAGTCTCCAATAGACTCAGTTTTAATTCTGCCTAAGGTTTCTCCGTTTAGTACAATCTCATCGTCATCTAGGGCCTTATCAACAACCTGAGGGACACCTTTGTAATTAATATACTCTATCCCTGACGCTTCATTATATTGAGTATTATAAGCTTCAAATAACTTTCCATAGTCATTCGATCCTATATGATAAAACATATAATCATTATTAGGCTCAAATGTTAAACTAGATGAAACATCGAATGTCTCTGTTGTTTCAGCCCCCGCTGCAGTAACAACCTTATAATAAGATGTAGTAGAAAGAGCAGCAGTAAAGTTTTTAATAGATGGGTTATAATACCTATCTACCCATTTAGTTTCTCCATCACTATTACCTGATAACCAACTACACAAATAAGTTGGGTCAGTATTATTACTGTAGTTGTTATTTTTAATATCTACTCGTCTCTTAAAGACCTTGTCCGACATTAACGGATTATCTCCTGGTATAGCTCCTAAGTTTTCTATCTTAGAATCTTTAATATGTAAAACAGTATACGGAGATAAAGAACTAGGTGTTGTGAAGTATGTTAATTTATTAGGCTTAAATGCAATATCATATGTGCCTATATTATAAGATACTCCTATTTTGTCTGTACCAGTTTGTTGGTTTGTACCTGCATGTATTTTTTCGTATACGCGGTTTAAATAGCCTGGTTCGGAATTAAAGTGATTATTTTCCGCGTAATATTCGTGTAGCGTAGCTTGGTTTTTTAAAGGAAATATATCTGCGTGTACAGTGTTGGTATTGTTCTGCTTTTGTTGAAAGTAATTATAATTATTACTATAAACAAAATAATTATTACTAATGTACTCTGTTACAGTACTAGTATTTAAGTCTACAATATCGGTATTAAAAGATGAAGTATATTTAACAAAACTATTAGGTAATGTCTTATAATCTTTTGTTAACTCATATCTATTAATATCAAATATACAAGCACTAAGTAAACTTGCTGTATTAAAAAAGTTATCAATACCAGACAAGCTCAGGGTTCCTCCGTGATTACATAATCTACCATCTCGAGCAGATAGCTCTGGAGTAACATTAGAAAGTATTATTTTATTGTTATCTATATTATATCTAAAACTAGGTATATCAGATGATACTGCTGACAATGGTAAAAATATCGCTGTAGTATCAGTACCAGAAACTGCGGCGAGATAATACGTATTGTCTGCAGAAGTAGTTGTAACAATAACTCTATCTTCTGGCGGGAGGGTATTGCCTGATGTCGCTGTTACATCGGTTGATTTGGTTAATGATGTACTTGTAAGGGTAAAAGTAAAAAAGAACTGGCTGCTCAGATTACTAAACTCAGTAGATGATACAAAATCAGCGCTTAGAGCTGAAGCAGCAGACCCTGAAGTCATAAGAAAGTCTCCGTCAAATTTTACGGTAGTTGTAAACTTCTCTGTTGCTTTTTTAGTGTAAGGTATTTTTAACTCTAAGATAGTAGACAACGGTTGTATCTCAGATAATACGTACTGGGTATTATAATTTGTTTTTCTATCTTTTGCGTCTTTGTTAAAGTAGTATTGATCTAC